CTTCTTGCCGTTGCACATACTGTCATATGTGAAACAATCAAAGACTATACAATCAATTAGTAAGCAATCATTAAAAAGGGGGTTAAAAATAATTAAGAGAATGAGCCCCCTTTTTTCTATGTGGAGGATTATATGCTCATACAAGTAGTAAGAGAGGGTGAAGTGCCTATAAGTAATATTGTTCCCTGTCCTTGCTGTTCATCAGTCAGTGCTCATCTTCATGTAAGCACCAAGGGTAATGTGATCAGAATGAAGTGCCTTAGATGTAAATGTGAATTCGCAGTAAGCCGTGAGGATGAAGTATTAAAGCTCAAGGAAACAAAGCAAGAGAGCGAAGCGGTTGAGATACAGATAATCAATCACGGCTATAAGTACATAAAAAAGAATATCAATTGTCCTGAATGCAAATCAGATTCTATTAAAATAACTCTCAACCATGATGGTAATAAAATACTTGGACATTGCGAAGAATGTTATTGTCAATTTACCGTCATGAAAAAGGTTATCGATGAAGAAAAGAAAACGTCAAAGTAAGAAAAAACAACGCAAGGAATGCAAGGTGGGGGGGGGGGTGTCTTAAAGAACATAATCAAATCTCTCGAAGCCGGTGCTAATATAGAAGATGCTTGCAATGCCGCAAAAATCAATCAATCAACGTTCTGGCGGTGGCGTCAAGCAGACCCTGAATTAGAGGAAAAAGTACAGAAAATATTTGAGGGTTATGTGCAAATTATAGAAGGTGAATTGATTAAAAAAGCTATAGGGCAAACAATAAAAGAAAAGCATTTTAACAAGGATGGTAAACTGGTTGAGACAGAAAGGCGCATTGCGTCAGACCTGGGAGCCATTCAGTATTACTTATTCAACAAGAGTAAAGGCAAATGGAAAAGCCCTTATTCAAACAAAATAGATATCAACAATCAAAACACTAACAAGATAGAAGAATCAAAGAAATATGAAAAAGTCCCAGACGGCCAACTTAAGAAAGAGTTTAATCGCAGAAGATTATCACTTTCAGTCAGCAATAAGAAAGAGAGCTAAGAAATCGTTTAAATTCTTCTTCAACACAATATTCAGTTTATCCATCGAATCAATTGAAGGATCCTTCATTGCTGGCAAACACATAGATGAACTGTGTGACCGGCTGCAAAACAATAACGATACAGCAACACTCTCAGCAAGAGACCATGCAAAGAGCATGACCTATTACGGCTTTGTTGCGTGGAAACTATTTTGCATCGATGACTTACCCGGGTTATTCCCTGAGATATTATATCTATCATATCAAGACAAGCTTGCCGGTGTGCATGTCCGCAACGCTCAGCGTCTCATTGATATCAATCCATACTTTTCACACATGACCAACATAAGTAAAGCAGAGAGCATCATCAAGTATAGTGTTGGCGCAAAGACATTCACTGTGACACCGACAGGTATACTTGCATTCAAACGTGGCCGGCATACTATAGGTATTCTGAGTGATGACATTCTGCAGGATCCTCAAGCTGCAAAGATGGATTATGCACAGATAGAGAAAATCACAATTGCCTATCTTGAGCAGGTTGTGGGGATCAAGAAGAAGGGCGGATTTAATCATCTGATCGGAACATCACAGGATAAAAAGGATCTGTTTTTTCAGCTGAAAGCAAACAAGAATTTCAATTGGAAGATGAACAGAGCGATTCTCAGTTTTAAGAAGAAGCAAGCCTTGTGGCCGGAGATGCATACATATGATGAATTAATCGATCTTAGAGATAACACAATCGGATCAAAAGCATTCTCAAAAGAGTATTTGTGTGAGCCGGTCAGGAGCGCTGAGGCGTTTTTCACACAGGAACAAATTGACAATATTCATTCCAATAGGTATAATGTAGACATTAACAAATATGAAACTGATAACAGAGTCATTGCTGCAGCAGATATCGGAAAGAAGCGCCACCCCTCACATGTCGTTGTTTTTGAATTGATAGAAAGGAAAAACAAGAAACCGAGGCTTAAACAATTGATAAGCAAATACCTTGAAGGCTGGGGCTACATACGGCAGAAAGAATATTTTGAAGAACTTATCAAGAAGCTGGGTATTGAAGTATTCCCATTTGACAATACGCGCGGTGAGTTTGAGACATTCATAGAAAATAGAACGATCCCACCTGAAATGATTCCTTGCACGTTCACAACAAAATTTAAAGCAACCTGCGCCGGCAGTTTTGAAATTGCTGTTGATAGTCAGCGCATCGATCTTGTACAAGACAAAAGACAGGCTGAACAGATATTGTCAGTTGATAATGATCTTGATGCGCCATCTACATCACTGGGTCATGGGGATGCATTCTTTTCTAATATGATGGCTGCAAAATATGCTGACCAAAAAGAGCCGGGTATAAGAGACAGTGATGATGAAGAAGAAGATGCTGAGGGCAATGAACAATCAACACAACAAACACAAGAACCCAATTGGCCACTAGATGATGATGATTAAAAATGTAGTATTTCATTGCGGTGCAGATGGCAAGTCTGAATTTGATTCCATGTTGAATAGCTATACAAGAGAATTGAAACAAGATAACTGGCATGAGGTAATCAACAACATTGCCTTTGATGAAGAACATTCAAAGCTTATTAAAAAACCGTCATTCCGCGGTGTAATCACATACGTTAAATATACATAGAGAGGATCAATCGATGAATAAGAAAATAGGACTTATTGAAACAATCGCTAATTATTACGGATTTGAGAAAGGTGTCCGGGCCAGGCAGATAGCCAGTGCAGAACATGAACAGACACAGTCTCTTGTAAGTGCATTCGGGGATCCTATTCAAAAGAACTTTGATAAATTCTTGAAAGGATATGCAGATCATGTGTGGGTGTATGCCTGTGTATTCACAATAGCAAACACAATAGCAAGTCTGCCGTTTCGAGTATTTAAAGTTACACAGACAAGAGATGGCGCGGTAAAGCGCGAAATCACAAGCGGAGCTGTTATTGATTTAATCCGCCGGCCAAGTATAGATGATCCAAACATGACATGGTATAACCTTATCGAATTCACGATGGCGAGCCTCGAGCTTGCCGGTAACGCATATTGGTTGCATGAGGGAGAGCAGATCCCAACTGAGCTAATCCCTCTCATAGCATCAAGGGTGCAAGCACTACCCGGGAAGGAAAGATTTATTGATGGATATCGATATGTTATCCCTGGAAAGAGTCAAGCAATCGATCCATACAAACCAGAAATCATCAGTCATTTTAAGTATATGAATCCTGCAGGTAATATATACGGCATCCCGAGCCTTGCGCCCGGGAGATTCTCAGTTGATAACTTCTCATCGATGTTACAAACCAACATGAACATATTCAAGAATGGTGCGTTGACAGACATATTCTTGAAGACTGACAGATCGTTATCAGATAAAGCATACAACAGATTATTGCATTTTTTCAAAAAGCGTCATGTCGGGTTGAAGAAGGCACACAAGCCGGGTGTGCTTGAAGAAGGGCTTGATATTAAAGAGATACGCAAGAACTTGAGAGAGCTTGAATATATCAAAGGTAACATGATAACCAGAGAGGAGATCTGTGCAGCCTTCGGCGTACCTCCGTTGCTTGTTGGAATCCTTGATAAGGCCACATACAGCAACTACAAAGAATCAGTCAAGGTGTTGTACAACCTCAGCATCATACCTAAGATAAACAGAATACAGCCTATCATCAACAATACTGTGATAAGCAAATTCGGCAGTGATCTTGTTGGTGAATTTGATCTCTCAGAGGTTGAAGCACTCAAGGAAGATGAAAAAGAGAAGTCTGAAATAGCAAAGAACTTTTTCAGCATGGGTGTACCTATGAAACAAATAAATGCAAAGCTCAAGCTCAACTTCACTGAGTTTATCGGATGGGATAAGAGCTGGTTGCCGATTAATCTTATTGAAGCCGGAACAACAGCTGAGGAAGGGGATCCCGGAGCTGATGATGATGACGACAAGTCAAAAGACGTTGATATGTCAAATGAGATCCCATACATCAAAATGTTCGGCAAGGAATGGAAGCGCGAGAAATGGATCAAGTTTGTCAAGCTCGGCCAACGCATAGAAAAAGCTTATATGAAACTCATAGATCAATTCTTTACCAAAGAACGCAATGCAATGCTCAGGGGCCTGAAGGCTGCATCCGGGCAGCCACTCACAGAAACAAGGATTGAGAAATTGCTTGATGACAACCTGGCCATTAAGGGATGGAGTAATGAAAACACTAAGTTTCACCGGCTTGCATTGAACGAGACAGCAAAACAGGAAGTCAATTTGTTGAATCAAAAAGAGATAAGCTTTGATATTGCAAATCCTGCTGTGAGGAAATGGCTTTCCGGATATGCGCTGAGCCGTTCAACACTTGTTCACAAGACACTTAAGACAACGCTTAAAAAAGAGATCCTTGCCGGAGTGGATGCATCTGAATCAGTTGCACAGATATCACGGCGGATTGTCTCTGTGTATGAGCCATACAAGCAAGAGAGATTCAAGGCCAATAGAATTGCTCGCACAGAAATCCTTGCAGCAAGTAACCAGGGAGCACTTGAAGTATATGACCAAAACGAAGAGATTGAGGGAAAGGGATGGATCAATGAACCTGACGCAAGAGACAGTCATCAGGCCGCCGGTAATAAATATGACGAGAAAGGAACAATACCAAAGAAAGACAAATTTATCTTGGCTGGTGGCTCTGGCCCTGCTCCAGGTCAGATTGGAACAGCGGAAGAAGATGTGAACTGTAGATGCACGATATTTGCAAAGCTCAGGAAAAAACGGTAGGAGGCTGCATGAAAAGATTAATATTAATTCTTATGTGCGTAGTCATGATACAATCAGTTTGTTTTGCGTATGCAGGAGTACTCGGATTTGGAATGCCAGAAACTACATTTGAAAAAACTATCTGGACTATAGGTTCTTGTACACTGCTATTGGCAGGAATACACACTATGAATAATTACAACGATGATATCACTGTGGGTTTAACCGGAACATGGGTTGCGGCAATGGGTGGGATAGGTTTGAATTATATGTTTGTATATGAATTTTAGGAGGTCGAAGTGATTGAAATAATCGCAATGGCAAGAGATGTGTCAGTAATCGTTATAGCAATTTCAACAGTTGTATTAATTATTTGTGTTTTAAGGGACAGATAACATGGGCAGCAGCGAAATAAAAAAACTTATCAATGAAGCTACCCGGATTGTCACATACTATAGTGACAACTGGAAAGAGATACGGCAAGGGGATAACCCGAAGTCAAATCCTATTATACAATTCTTCTTTGATATTGAATTCAGCCCGGGATATATTATCTACATACCGCGCAAATATGATTTTGATATCGCATCGATCACTGACAAAAAAACATTGATCTCAATCATCAGTAAGGCTGAGAAAGTGAAAGTGTATTATGATATGAAGTGGGAATATTTGAAGATAGGATCTGTCTTTGATTGTATCATGTGGAGGCTGTACAATGTCATGGTAAACGCTCCCGGTGCAATAATCTATATTCCAAAGAATGATGCTGAACTCAAAAAGCGGATGCAGAGGATCCCTGCAATGTCGTCGAAAAACATGTTTTCCTCATAACTTATCAATTTTGTTGCTTGACATATAAGGTAAATCGTGTTACAATAATAGTACTAGGGCAAACAATAGGGCGAACAAATAAAATAAATGAAAAAAAATAACCTTGTTGCAGGCTCTATTTTTTTATACCAACCTGATTCAATCAAATCACAATCAATACATTTAGAGGGTGCTCATGCCAAAACCGGAAGTCACCAAAAAGACCATAACCGTCAGAGTGAGAGCTCCGAAATTATTCATTCACAAGACATTTAAAACAATATCGATATCAGAGAGACGCGGCATACAAGCAGTAATAGATAGATTGATGACAGAACCGGAAGGAGCAGCAAAGACACAGAGTTTTGTGTTTGATAAAAAGAAGTGGACAGTTTCTGCAGCTATAAAATGGAGTGTTGAACACAAGAAGATGACAGACATCTTGCTTGGTAATGATAAAGAGGTAATTGACTTTTCAGGGAAAGAGGAGATAAAAACAATGAAGAAGGTGAAAAAGATTATTAATTGTGTGATTAAAAACTTTGATGTTGAGAAAAGAACTTTTGATGCTATCGCTTCAACTGAGGTGGTTGACAGGGATGGTGATATCTTAAGAACTTCCGGGTGGAAACTTAAAAACTATAAAAAGAATAACATCGGTTTATGGCAGCATAATACTTCATTGCCTCCTATCTTCAAAACAATTAAAATAGAAAAGAGTGATAAGCAGTTAACATTCACGCCTCAGTTTGCTCCCAAAGAAGTATATCCGTTTGCAGACCAGGTGTTTGAATTATACCGCCTGGGATTCCTGAAAGCATTCTCTGTCCGCTTTGATCCGGATCGATGGGAAGTGATCGAGCCACCTGAAAATATGGAAAGAGGCCATCGCGTTAGATTCGGCAGAGACTTTAAGTCAATGGACTTGCTTGAGATCTCAGCTGTAAACGTTCCTTCAAATGTCGAAGCTCTAGCTAGTAAGGAATATCAGAACTTCATATTAAAAAGTAATGAACTCAATAACCTGGACATGATTGAGGATCCACAAATCAAGACATCATTGCTTGGTACATCAAAAACAATTAAAGATGTTAAGACCAATACTGATAATGATTCAACAAATGAAAACGAGATCGATTGCCAGGTATGCAGTGAGACTTTCACCTATCGCAAAGACCTTGAGGAAAAGGAAGGATCGATGAAATGCCCTCACTGTCAGACACTTGTTGATAATAAGGGAGAGGAAGTCAAACAGGATCCTCCGGAAGATGATACTGAAAAGCAGGGTGCTGAGTTTTCAGCTAAGAATAAAAAATTCCTTAAGACACTTGCAGATCAGCTTGGTGGTGCAGCAAAGACATTAAGTGCTTTCATAACTCAGATGGATGAAAAGCGCAGTGCAGATGACATGATCGATGGCGTTAAAAATGACATTGACAACGACACAGACCTCAACGGTGAGAAAGAGGAAAAAGAAAAACAGGAAAACCTCGAGGAACTCGAACGCATCACAGCAGAAAATGAGACTACATTAAGTAGTCTTAATAAATAGTCAACGCTGTATCAAACAGCATTGATTTATAGCGGTGAATAAAATGTTAACAGCAAAACAGATCAGCGATCTCTTGGCGCAGCAGAAACAGCTGCATGCAACATTGCAGGGATTAGTAAAAGAAAACGGAAAAACAGATGGCAAACCAAATGCCGATGCTTTGAAGGAAGCACAGGTAAAGCAGGTGACAGACGGTGTCATCGATGCGCTTGAAGCAAAAGGGCTTTTCAAGAAAGAGCGTAAGATGGTATATGGCGGAAAGGCCGAAGATGTGAAAGAAGGCGAAACACATGCAACACTGGGCCAGTATTTGCTTATGGCGAAATACAATGCACCTGAACTTGTAAAAGACAAGATCGATAATATTTTCAAAGATACCGTGATGTCAGGTCTCTCTGATGCACAGGGTGGGTTTGTATTACCGACAGGGTTTTCAACAAGCATCATAGGTCAGCTTTTCAATGGTACAACTGTTATACCCAAAGTGCAGCCGTTCCCTCAGAGTGAAAGAACAAAGAATATTCCGAAATGGTTAACCGGCCCTACAGTAGCATGGGTTGATGAGAATGGAACAAAGACACTCACAAAGCCGACATTGCAGAACAAGCAGTCAATTCTTAAAAAGCTTGTTGTTGGCCCGATACCGTTCACAGATGAATTTTTACAGGATAATAATGTGGGTATCGTCACTCAGGTAACAAGTGTTGTTCGTAAAGCAATTGAGGATGAAATTGAAAGAGTCATCCTTGTCGGTGATGTTACCGGAGCCGGAGATCCTTTCAATGGAGTAGCTTTTGCCGGTGGAAATATTGTAAACCAGGCAGGAGTAAATCTTGGTTATAGTGACATAGTTGCAACATGGAACAACGCAGCTATCCTTGAGAGCTACAGAGTGAATCCGGAATGGTATTTAAACAGGCAGGCACTCGGCCTTATTATGAATCTTGTCGATTTACAGAATAGACCTCTTTGGAATATGGGCTCACTTGATGGAAAGATTCCTCAGAATATTCTGGGCGATCCGCTCAACATATCAGCAAAGCTCCTTAACACATATGGCACCGGTGCTGATACAAAACTTTTGTATGGTGACTATAAAAACGTTCTTCTTGGCAACAAGTCAGGCGCAGAAGGAATTGCAGTAGCGATTTCAAACAGCGCTGTTTCAGGGTCACAGAACGCATTCATGCAGGATGAGACATGGTACAGATTTGTAATCCGAAGATCTATCGTTGTTGCAATTGAAGAAGCATTTTCAATCCTTGAAAAAGTAAAATAAAAATTGAGGGAATCTAGCTTTGCCCTGGTATGTAATACAGGGCAGCAGATCCTCAGCAGTCAAACTAACATAGGAGAATAGGGCAATGGCAAAAAACACAAGCAAAAAAGATGACGAAGTAAAAAAGGTGAAGATGGTGAAATGCACAGTTGTACAGCGGTTTAGTATGGGAGTTGAAAATACTAAGATGCAGAAGTATTATAACATAGGAGAGCAGAAAGAATTTCCAGAAAGCCAGGTTGAGAGACTCGGGCCTGAAAAGAACAAGCTTGACAGGGATATATTTATTGTTCCCGGGAATCTGGACAAAGCAAAAGCAATAAAGTTTGATGAGAAGATCAAGACTGCACGCAACAAACAGTTTATGGGTGGGAAGAACAAGGGCGAATAACACTATTGAAAAGGGCTTGAACGTATAGAGTATTTCCAGAAACTAATGTGTCGAGGAGATTTTAAAGATGAAAAAGAAATTTAATTTATTTGGTTTGCTGTGTGTTGTTGCTGTTTTTTTAGTTGTCGCAATGACAGTGGCAACGCCTGCACAGGCAGTTAATAAAACAATAACCACGATTATTTCTAACGTTTCAAGCTCTCCTGTTGTTGGTCAGGCCGGATGGGATGATTTTGTTCCAGAGATATCATCTGATACGGATCATCAGATCCTGAGAGTTGAAATCAGTGTTAACCGGCAGGAGATCCAGCAGGTAATTACTTTGTATGATAATGCAACAAGCACAACAGCATTGACAAAGCTATGGGAAACAGAGCTTTCCACAGGTAATGTGGTGATGCCGTATGTGATTCCTTTTACAGACAGATTTCCGTTATATGCGACAGATGGTGTTTTAATCCGGAAATCAAATGTGCTTGGAAACGTCAGGGCTACTATACGAAAAATAGTAATTCAATATACTGGGGGTAAGCTTCGTTGCCCTACGTTGCCGATCCCCCTTCAGCTCAAGATAGGAGTATATTACAAAATGAAAAAAATCAAGATCCTGTTATGTGTTACGCTTATGTTTGTGTCGGTTCCTGTTGTCACACCTGCAGTAAATGACCACATATACAATATCTCAGTTAATACAACCACTGCAAAAGTAATCCCGGAACGTCCAGGGCGCAGATACTTCAATCCCATAAACGAAAGCAATGATTACCTTGTCAGGGTTGCAACGTATAATTTCGTGCAGGCAGACATCACTAATGGGGTAACTAAAGGGAAACCGGTTCCAAAAAAATTCGGATTTTGGGAAGATGAATATAACATTCGCAAATCAACGTGGTATGTTTTGTTGTCGTCTGAGAATGCACAAGGAACAAATATCACGGCTGATGTAAATATCCACGAACGATACTAAATAGGAGGGGCATAATTGAAAATATATATTACTCTCCTATTCCTGCCATCATACTATACAATCAATTATTCAGGAGGCATAAAAAATGCGTAAGCTTAGTTTGATAATCTTGTTTTTATTTATAGGTGTAACTGTATATGCTGGGTTCGGTAGTGGACAACCTCCGGGCGCAGGAGAGGACGGCATGGGTGATATGTTAAAAACAACTTATGATACAGGAGATAACGGTATTGTAGACAATTCGGATGCTCTTGATACATATAAACCAGAGGTTGCCACAAGTACCGGTAATCTACATCAAGAGAATTTAGATACCGCGGTAAGCACAGGCACAAACCGTCAAGGTATTTTAGATGTTGGTGTGACAACAGGAACGAATCATCAAGACATCTTGAATGTAGGGGTGAGTACAGGAGTAAACAATCAGGGTTTGCTTAATGTGGGAATCACCACAGCAGCTAATCATCAAGATATTTTAAATGTCGGAGTAAGTACAGGCGCGAATAAAGCTGAAATAGATGCAATAGCTTTAAGCACACAGACGTTTGAAGCGGTCGCTGCTTCAACTACCACACTAGAGCAAGAGATAGCAAATATCGTTAATCTATCTACAGGAGTACCGGGAACTTTCTTTGCTCGATCAGGTGAAGCTATTACAAAAGGACAGCTTGTTTATGTCAGTGGATCAGTAGGAAGTCAAGTTCAGGTTTCTCTGGCAGATGCGTATAGTGCTGGGATGGATGAAGCTATAGGCTTTGCTACTGAAACCGTTGGGAATAATCAACAAATATTAATTATCACAAATGGTTTGTTGGATGGAATCCCTACAGATCATGTTGTCGCAGGAGTAGATTTATATTTGCATAGTGTAGGTTCTTTTGATGATGTAAGACCATCTTCGGGTACTGTTCAGCATGTAGGTCAAGCCGGAAGAAGCCATGCAACTTTGGGTAATCTAATCGCGCATATTGATCCTGCAGAGCCATACCTTGCTGCCGGAGTAGGTGAGAGTGTTGATATCCGTATGGGTGTAGATGGTGGTGTGATACACATGGAAGATGGTAATGACAATCATCTATGGGATATAGCACCCTCTTCAATTAACTTCTTTGTTCCATATGATATGGAGAATTTACGAAGATTAGATGCTGATGTTATTTCAGCCGATCAAGTAACAAGTACCACAAGTATAACCACACCTGAATTGTTTGTGACGACTATTGCAGCGGTAACTGTTATTCATGTTGAGATAGGTGGGATTGTCGTTGCTACCTTTACTATTACAGGGATAATGGCAAAACAAATGAGCATAGGCGAAACGGCAAGTGACGGAACAGATAGATTGGCGGTAGAAGAGAGTGTCAAAATCAATGGTGCCGGTGTGCAACCACGAGTACATTTTAATGTAAGTAGTATGCACAGATATTTATTGATGAATGCAAGTGGTGATATGTTCTGGAAATCCAACGACAATACTACAGTGACATGGATGCTCAGTGATGCCGGGGATTTAGATATTAAAGAAGGACAGTTGGCTGCATGGAAAAGACTTTCATATCAAACAGCTTTTGGATCGGGAACTCTTACCTCATTAGGTGATGTTTATTTTGGTACACGGTCTACCATTACAGCAGACGGCAGAGCTGGACTTAGTGCCGAAAGCAAGCAACTGTCTTTATTTGACAGAGATAGTGCTGACCCCAGAGACGAATTCAGGTTTGACCATAATAATAGTGTTTTAGCAATAAGTTTTTTTGATGATTCTGCTACTGCCATAACCGGCCGATTTCTCATGGCACAAAATGGTGATTTTAATATCGGAGGAGATTTTTCTCCAGATGGTCAATTTTCTGTGCAGTCAACAAAAGATTTAGATAGTTTCGTTGTTAAAATCACATCACAAAATGCAGACCTTCTTTGGGGATTATCTCAGGAGGGACACAGTACGCAGCGTGGCAGTTTAACCGTAAGCAGCGCAAGTGTAAACGGTAAAATGAATGTAGCAAGTACGTTGGCCGTGGGTGCAGGCGGAATGACTGTCACTGGTGATTTCATCATAACATCTGGTGATCTTAGATTAAATTCTGACGATATTGGTCTTGATAGAAACGGTAGGTTTAATATCCAACATACGACTTCCGGTGATGATCGAACTGTATTTAGTTTTGGTCTGGGGCCGGTGGGAACATCTCACGGTACAGCGCATTTTTGCGATTACATAGACAGAGACTTCCCTTGGCCAAGCAAACTTTTAACTGATGTGGCAATTAAGATGCACTCAACAGATGATTCTGACACTTCAAAATATGTTGTTATGACATCATCAAACTGGTTTGACGGTTCTGCTAATGTGGATGGAACAGCATATTTTGAATCAGGAAAGGAAGATATGGTGTTTTCTGTACCAGACCAGAAAGATATCAATATCGTAGTGGGAACACAGACGTGGGTATTTAATTGGGCAAATATGATAAGACAATAATAGTGGATCAATAGGAGAATACATTGTTTGAAAATGCTGATTCATTAATCGGAAGTGTTGCAGCTGGAATCGTTGGTACTGCTTTTCTTGTTGATAAATTCTATGGCCGTTACAAAGCGCGGAAGAATGGCAAAGACGGCAATGGGAATATTGACATTGTTAAATTACAAAAAAACATAATCGCAACAGTGAATGATAATTGCATATCATCATTAACAAAAGAAATACAAGAATTAGCAAGAGAGCAGAGAGCCACATTTAAAAAACTTGACGAGCTTGTTCGAGTCGATAGAAAACAAGATGTTTTAATGGCAGATCAAGGAGCAAAAGTACAACGCAATATCAATGATCTCACAGAGTTACGC